AAGATCCGCAGAAAGAACTCTATTTCGACAGTTACAAAAACCGCAAAGGCGTTGAGGTGGTTGTATTCAGCAAAAAAGATGCCGCGCTTTATACGGATGTGTTTGACAACCTGCCTCATCGGGGCGGTGTTGTTTATGCACGCAACGCCGTCTTCCGCATCGCAGCGCAGCGCGGCATCGTCTATTTTGTCGTTCTTGACGACGATTACACGAATTTTTCGTATCGGTTCAGCAGTGATTTGCGCTTTTTGCCCGCGGACTCTGACGCATCCCGCGTGAAGTCTTTGGACGTGCTTTTCAAAAAGATGCTGGATTTTTATAAATCTGCCCCGCACCTGTCTGTCCTGTCCATTGCGCAGACCGGTGATTTTGTTGGCGGCGGAGAGGCGCAGACTGTGACGCGTTGGGCACTGAAAAGAAAAGCTATGAATTTCTTTCTTTGCTCGACAGAACGGCCGGTATCTTTTTCGGGCAGGCTGAACGAAGATACCACGCTGTACACGGCCGAGCAGAATCGGGGTGTTTTGTGCCTGACGCTGCCGTTGCTCGTGTTAAAGCAAAAAACTACGCAAAAACAGGCAGGCGGGCTGACGGAGCTATATCTGGAGCACGGGACGTACACGAAGTCCTTTTACACGATCCTGCCGCAGCCCTCCTCCGTGTCCGTTTCGCTGTTGAAGCAAAAACACGCACGTATGCACCACAAAATCAGCTGGACATACACGGTTCCGCAGCTTGTAAGTCCTGTGTTTCGCAAGCTGCAGAAGTGAGCTTAACTCAGATACCATGACCCGCCCACGTCTTTCTCGCGCGAAGATAAAAGCAGCGATTCCAAACAGCGGTGGTGTTATTGCCCTGATCGCACGGCGGACCGGACACTCGTGGGGAGCTGTGCGGGATTTTATCGCTGCGGACGAAGAGCTTTCTCGCATGTTACGCGATGAAGAAGAAGTCATCGACGATCTGGCCGAAAGCGTGCTGATCCAAAAAATTCGGGAAGGTGACGAGGCGACGGCGCGCTGGTGGCTTTCACGACGACGGCGCAACCGCTACGGCGATAACGTGAGTCTGGGAGGAGGCGAGGGGGCACTGGTTGTGCGCGTCGTGTACGAGGACGAGAACAGGCAGCAGGAGGAGAGCGCATGAGCGTGACTACTGTTGCGGCGCTCAACAGACGTGAGGTCAGCGTCTGCCTCCCCTCCCCGCATCGCCTGCAGCGCAAGGTGCTGAGCGAGGCGAAGCGTTATAACGTGCTGGTGTGCGGCAGGCGCTGGGGCAAGACGACGCTCGGCATTCTCCTGGCCGTCCGGCATCTGCTGGAGGGCAGGCATGTTGGGTGGTTTTCTCCGACCTACAAGGACGCCATGGAGGTTTGGAGAGAACTGAAGTATCGTCTGCTTGACGTGATCGGCGTCAAAAGCGAGACGGAATACAGGCTAGAGCTGCTCACACGAGGCGTGTTTGACCTCTGGACGCTTGACGATCCGGACAGTGGCCGTGGGCGCGAGTACGACCTGGTGATTGTCGACGAGGCGGCGAAGATCAAGAAGCTTGAACAGGCCTGGACGCAGACCGTGCAGCCGACGCTGCTGAGCCGACGGGGATCCGCGTGGTTCCTCAGCACGCCGAAAGGGCGCAACTATTTCTTTCGCCTGTGGCTGATGGCGCAGCAGACCGACGGCTGGGCGGGTTGGCGCTTCAGGACGGGCGACACGGGGCTTGTGCCGCTGTCCGAGATCGAGGAGGCGAAAAAACTGCTCCCCGCTGCGGCGTTTCAGCAGGAATACGAAGCGGAATTTCTTGAGGATGGCGGCGTGGTGTTTCGTAACCTCGACGCTGTCTGCACCGAGACGCCGCAGCCTACCGGCGTGGCCGATCGTCGTTACGTCATGGGCGTCGACTGGGGCAAACACAACGACTACACGGTGTTCGTCGTGTTCGATGTCGACCAGAGGCGGCAGGTGTATGTCGAGCGCATGAATCAGATCGATTACCACCTGCAGACGCAGCGTCTTCTTGCCCTGTATGAGCGCTTTCGCCCGACGCACATCGTTGTCGAGCGCAACGCCATGGGCGAGGTGTTGGTTGAGATGCTGCAGCGCAAAAACCTGCCTGTCGTGGCCTTCAACACGACGGCCGCCAGCAAAACGCAGATCGTCGAGGCGCTGGCGCTGGCGATTGAGCAGCGCAGTGTCAAGTTGCTCGACGATCCTGTGCAGCGGGCTGAGCTGGAGGCTTTTGAGATCGAGCGTCTCCCCTCCGGCACGTTTCGCTATGCTGCCCCGCCAGGCATGCACGACGACATGGTGATTGCGCTGGCGCTGGCGTGGTGGGGCGTCAATGAATATGTTCGCCTGTCAAGAGCAGATTGGAGCGTGTACTGATGCCAGTGTCGTTTACACAAGAAGCCCGCCTTGCCTACCTGCGCTGGCTGGCGCAGGAAGAGCAGGAGGAACATCGCAAAATCAGGCTATATCGCAGCTATTATGCCGGCCAGCACCAAACTATGCTGACCGAGCGGCAAGCGCAGTTTCTCGGCAAGACAAAGCTCACGTTTCGTCATAACCTGTGTCGCTCTGTAATCGACATCTTGGCGGAGAGATTGTCTGTGCAGTCTTTCCTCGCCGAGGACCCCGGCGCCGATCCGTACGCGACAGCAGCAAATGCCTGGTGGGTGCTCAATAACGCATCGCAAATCGAAAGTGAGCTGTACACGTCTGCGCTTGTCGACGGTTCTTCGTTCTTACTAATCGCATGGAATGACGAAGCCAGTCGGCCACTCTGGGTTCCGCATCCGGCTTACGACGGAGCGAGCGGAGTCAAGCTGCACTACGACCCCGACACCGGCGACGTGGCGTTTGCCTCGAAGCGCTGGCAGACGTTGCGGCTGAGCAATCAGCGTATCGCAAGCGGCAGCACACGGTTGAACCTTTATTTTCCCGACCGCATCGAAAAATATGTGTCCGACCCGGCCGGCGAGTTCCCCGAGCTTGGCTGGCGGCGCTATACCGATTCGCCCGACGAGCCGTGGCCGCTGCCGTGGCTCGACGAGGACGGCGCCCCCCTCGGCGTCCCGGTCGTTCAGTTTTCCGTCGGAGATTCTGAACTTGCCGACCTCATTCCGCTACAGGACGCATTAAACAAAAGCGATTTAGACCTGCTTGCGGCTGCCGACTATGCCGGCTTCCGGGTGTTGTGGCTGGCGGGCGTGCCGCCGCTGACCGACCCAAAGACCGGGAAGGAACTCCCGATCGAGCTTTCGCCCGGCCGCATTTTGCGCTTCACCGACCCGGCGGCGAAGGTTGGTGATGTGCCACCGGCGGATTTGTCGCAGCTCATCAACGTCGCACAGTACTGGATTCAAGCGCTTGCCGGTCTTTCACGCGTGCCGCAGTTTTTATTCCAAGCGCAAACGGGCGATAAGCCGTCGGGGGAAAGTTTGCGCATGCAGGAAGTCGGGCTGCTTTCGAAGCTCCAGCGCTACCAGAATTTGTTTGCCGCCGGTTGGGAGCGAACGCTTGATATGAGCCGCAAGCTCTGGAACTTGTACCGCCCCGCCGGGCGCATCGAATTCGGCGAGCTGCGGGTAAATTGGAAAGACACGCAGACCGAGAACTTGGAACAGAGCGTCAGGCTGCTCCAGGCGAAAGCGGCGCTGGGCGTCCCGAAGCGGCAGCTCTGGGCCGAGCTTGGCTACGACGAGGCGACGATCGAGCGCATGGAAGCCATGATCGCAGAGGAAGAGCGCAGCCGGGAGACGCTCGGCAGCTTCCTCTTGCGCAGTTTCGATCGTGGAGTTGAATGATGCCGGTTTACGACGACGCAGACCGCCTGCGCCGGGCGCTGCTTGCACGCAACGAGGATACGATGCGTGCGTTGACGGACGCATACGGCGTCATCTATCAAGATTCGCTCTCCGAGCTGCGTTCGCTGACGGATGCGCTGCGTGCGCAGTTCGCTAGTGCGGAAGTCGTAGATGAAGAGACTTTCATGCGCACTCGTCGCTTCCGCTTGCTCATGGAGCAAATCGATCAGCGACTGGTGCAATACGCAGAATTTGCATCATTAACAATTGAGAATGCAGTTCGTCAAGAAGTGCGCTACGCACAGCGTGACGCTGATTTGCTGATCCGGGCTATCATCGACGAAGGTCTCGCGCCAGAATTGCCGCCGCAGCTGCGCCGTGCCGCAGTCGACGAGGCGCTGCGCTCTTTCTCCCGCCTGCCCACGGCGGCGGTCGAGTTTGAGGTTGGCGTGCTGGCCGACGGCACGTCTCTGCGCAACTATTTCCTCAGCGGCACATCGAACGTCCCGGCGCTTTCGGCCCAGGTCGTCGAGCGTCTCCGTCAGCGTTTGTCTTTTGCGTTAGCCGCCGGCTGGGGGCCAGAGCGCACGGCGCAGGAGCTGAGAAGTGCGCTCGGCATCGGGCTGGATAGAGCGCTGCGCATTGCAAGAACGGAGCAATTGCGTGCGTATCGAGAAACGACGCGCTGGAGCTATCAGAGCTACGGCATCCAGTCCTGGCGCTGGATTGCGTCGCTCGACCGGCGCACGTGCATGGCGTGTTTAATGCTCGACGGACGTGTGTTTTCCGTCGAAGAGCCGCAGCGGGCTCACGTGAACTGTCGCTGCACAATAATTCCCGTTGTTCCCGGCATCGAAGTTTCGCAGCGGCGGCGGGTGCGAAACGACGAGGATAGGTACGAGTTTTTTGAGGGGACCGGCGAGCAGTGGTTCCTTGCCCGCTCCGAGGCGACGCAACGGGAAATGCTCGGCGAAGCGAAGTACGAAGCGTGGCGGCGTGGCGAGTTTCAACTGCAAGATTTGATTTACGCACGTGAACATCCAGAGTTCGGTTTGTCGTACACGGAAGCGCCGCTTGCTGCGCTTTTGCGGCGATAAAAATGAAGTGATTTGCATATGATAAAGGAGAGCGCTACAATGAGCGAAGAGAACAAACTTTCTACTTCTTCCGAGATGGAAGATTCCCCTAGCGCCGAGATGGCGTCCTCGCACGAGGCGGATGCCTCAAACCCGGTCGACTTGCAAGAAGAGCTTGCAAAGCTGCGCGCTGCGTTAAAGAAAGCGAACAAGGAAGCAGCAGAGCGCAGAAAGCTGCTGGAGCAGTACGAAGCAGAGCGCAAGCAGAAAGAAGAAGCAGAGCTGTCTGAGCTAGAAAAGCTGAAACGACAGCTCGCTCAGGAGCATCAGCTGCGACAAGAAACAGAGCGTCGAGCGAAAGAGCGCTTGCTGAAAGCGGAAATTCAGGCGCATGCAGCAAGATTGAATTTCCTCGATCCGAGCGACGCATGGCGGCTGCTCGACTTGAGCGCCCTCGACTTCGACGAAAACGGCGAGCCACTCGGCATCGCCGAAAAGCTCCAGGCACTCGCAAAAGAGAAGCCGTACTTGCTGCGCAAGCCAGCCGCTGTCGAAACAAATGTTCGAGAGGGGCGGGGAAAACAAGAAGCAAGCGCAGAGGAGCGGCTCAAGCTGTTGAAGCAACGTTTTGGCATTGGATAACGGAGGTACACATGGCAACTATCAGCTATAACGCAACAGACGTGCGCCCGCTCCCCGGCGCACACGTGCAGCGCTTTGCTGCCGCTGGCACGGTGGGAGTGGGGCAGGCAGTCTATATCGACAGCACCGGACGTGCGGCGCCCGCCGCCGCAAACGCTGCCGGAACCTCGCGGGCGATCGGCGTAGTGGTTTCGGCGCCGGAAGGCCGCACCACGGCCGCCGCCGGCGAGATGGTGGACGTGGCCATGCACGGGCCAGTGGCGGGCTTTCTGAACATGACGCCCGGCGCTCTGGTCTACGCTTCCACCACAGCCGGTGCGCTCGACGACGCCTCACCGGCGGCAGGCAACTTCCGCTGGATCATCGGTTATGCGGTTTCTACGCAGACTGTTTTCGTTGCGCCGTTCACAGACACGTTCACGGCGGTTTAAGGAGGGCTGAAACATGACGCTTGGTTTTGCTGATCTGCGTGAAGCAAAGCTTCACGCGCTCTGGGACGCTGAAACGATTCAGCGCGTGCGTCTTGCCGAAGGCGCCACGTTTGAGGAAATGCTGCGAGATATTCAAACTGCGCTCGGGGCATTCAACGAAGAGCTGTTGCGCATGCCGCACTACGGCGACCTGGTTGCCGTCCAAGACGAGCCGGTGGTTGAATATCCCGTCGGCGCCAGTGAGGGTGTGGAGGAGGCGACGGAATACGCTACGCCTGTGCCGGTCCGAGGAAAGATGACCGGCCACACGCTTCCATTGAAGGCTTATCAGCGTGCGCTCGGCTGGACGATGCGCTATTTGAGTGAAGCACGCCGCACACGCCTCGATGCTGACATCCGCCGTGCGCTCCAGGACGCACGGGAGAGCTGGCAGCGGCACATCCTGCAGCGCTTCTTCAATAACGCCGCCGAGCGAGTCGGCAACACCGCTGGCGCCTCGGTTCCGTTTGCGGACGGCGGCGCCGCGGACCCGAACTACGTGCCGCTCTCCGGCCCCGACGGACAACAGTTCAACGCATCGCACTCGCACTTCTTGCGCCTCGCCACGCTCGACGCCGCTGCGCTGCGCACGGCCGTGGCGCATCTGGAAGAGCACGGCCATCGGGCGCCGTTCGACGTGATCGCAGCTCGGGCCGATGCTTCAACCTGGACAGGAATGACGGGCTTCAAAGCTCCCGAGTGGGGCGGCATCGTCTACCGGATGAGTGACCGGGCGCAGATTAATGAAACGAGCGATTACTACGGCTATATCGAAACCGACTTCGGTGTCGCTCGTCTGTGGTTCACAGCCCGGTTGCCGACAGGCTACTTCGGCGTGTTCAAGACCTACGGCCAAAACGACCCCCGCAACCCGCTGCGGGTGCGTGTTAGCCCGCAGGCAGGATTCGGCTGGCAAATCGTGCCTGGTCAGTGGGTGAATGCGCCGATCCACATGGCGGTGCTGTATTCGCAATACGGCATCGGCGTCGGCGAGGACCGCACGGCCGGGCTTTGCGTACGCATTGCGGCAAGCGGCAACTACACGCCGCCGACAATCTCATAAAGCAGGAGCAGGATATGGCGGGCAGCTACGACCTGAACAGCTCCGATTCGACGATTCGGGCAATCAGCCTGGTGCGCTTCCTGATTCCCGACGTCGAAGCGCTGGAATTCTCCGACACGGAAATCCTGCTGCTCTTGCGCCAGAACAACAACAACGAGCACGCCGCCGCCGCTGCTGCGTGCTCGTTGCTTGCCCGCAAGTACGCACAGATTCCACGTTTCAAAGCCGACGGCGTCGAGGTCGACGGCAGCGAGCGGGCGAGGTCATATGCCGAGCGAGCGGCAGAGTTGAGCGTTCGTAATACAAGCTGGAGCGTCGTGGCTGCTGTGCGGAGTGACACATGATTATCGAGGCCGACCTGACTCGACTTCGCCAAGCGGCACAGGCGCTGCTGCGTGATGAAGCGAGCATCGTGCGCATCACATCAGCGCCCGACGGCGCCGGCGGGACGCTTGAGAGCGAGACGATACTAGGGACTTTTCCGGCGCTGTTTTCTGCAAGCATCACGAAGCCGTCGTTGCGCCCGCTGGCAGAGCGGCTCGGCATCGATGTGCTTCGGCAAATCACGCTTCCGCACGATGCGCCGGCGCAAATGCACGACATCGTGGTGATTGCGGGCAGGCGTTACAAAGTCGTTCATGTCGAGACGCACACGCTACAAATTCTAAAAGTGTGCGTCGTGCAGGAGGTCGTGTGAGATTCGAGATTAACATCACGCATAACGCTCTCCCCCGGCTGACGGAGGAAATGCGGCGGCGAGTAGCGCAAGGCGTGCGAGATTCTGCGCGAGAATGTGAGCTTGTTGCAAAGCAGTACGCTCCGTTCCGTTACGGTTTCCTGCGTGCCAGCATCGAGGCGGAACAAGAAAGCGAGCTAAGCTGGATTGTTGCGCCACACACCGACTACGCAATTTTCCAAGAGTTCGGCACGTCACGCATGGCGCCACGTCCGTACATGCGCCCGGCGGCACGGGCCACCGAGGGACGTTTCCGGCAGCGCATGCGGGAAGCGGTTGGAGAAGCGGCGAATGGCTGAAATCGAATTTGTCGAACGCTGGCTTTATACAACGCTTGCTGCCGACACGACTTTCGCCGGCGCCGGTATCTATAGCACAGTTGCGCCACCCACCGCCACGTATCCGCTCATCGTTTTTGCCGCACTGGGAACTGACGACGTACTCGGCGCCGGGGCGGAGCGTATCTTCGTCCGCGGCGAGTGGAAAGTTGTAGCGGTCGGACGCACAAACTCGTATCAGTCGCTGGTTTCTTTGGCAAATCGCATTGATACGCTGTTGCATAGAGCGACTTTTTCTTCAAGCTCTGGAAACGTGTACGCCTGTGTGCGCATCGCTCCGTTCTCACTGACCGAGCAAGGCGAACAGGGCGTTACGTATCGGCAACTCGGCGGCATTTACAGGATCTGGACGAAGGAGAACATATGACAACGAGAGCGACAATCAATCAAGTGACACAGCTCGGTGTCGAGACGACGCCCGGCACGGCCGTTGCGGCAAATCGTCGTCTGACCGGTCTGCAAATCGGACTGAACGTGCGAGCAAACACGCAAGCGTATCGGCCGACCGGCGGCAAGTTTTCGACGATCGTGGTTGAGGGAAAGGAATGGGCGGAGGGCAGCGTATCGGGGCCGCTCACGTACACAGAAATCGTCTATCTCCTCGCCGGCGTCATGAATTTTTCTGCGCCAACGCAGCAAGGCACCTCGACGGCGTATCTCTGGGACTTCTCGCCACCGCAATCCGGCAACAGCACAATCCGCACGTACACGATCGAGCACGGCGATTCTATCCGGGCGCACCGTGCGGCGTATGGACTATTTAACGCTATCACGATCACGGGCACACGTGATGCGATCGAGGTCGGCGGGTCATTGCTTGCACGCTCCATCGAGGACGGCATCTCACTCACCGCCTCGCCGACGGCGGTGGCGTTGGTCCCCGTGCTGCCGATTCAGGTCTCGGGTTTTGTCGACAACACGGCATCGGCCCTCGGCACAACCCGGCTGACACGGCTTCTGCGCTGGGAGTTCGAGCTTGGCGACCGATACGCCCCGGTCTGGCCGATCGATGCACAGCTCGCCGGTAACTTTCCCGTCCATGTCGAAACCGAGCCGGCGGGTTCGCTTAAGTTGCTGGTTGAAGCGAACGCACAAGGGATGGCGCTGCTTTCTTCGCTGCGTAACGGCGAAAAACGCTTCGTGCGCATCGAGGCAATCGGCGGCATAGCGGACGCAACGTACAACTATCGTTTTACGCTCGACGTGTGCGGCATTGTCGAGAACGTCGCAGACTTTAGCGACGAGGACGGCGTCTATGCAGTCGAGTTCTCGTTACGTCCGGTCTTCGATGCGGGGTGGAACCGAGCGCTGCGGGTGCAAGTCGTGAACACACTGAGTGCGCTATGAAGCTGTCTGACTTATATCAAGAAGAACGAAAGCTCGCTATCCCGGTTAGCGACGACGAGCTGCATATCACGTATCGCCCTGCGGCTTTCACGCCGTTACTTGAAGCGATGCTCCAGGACAGTGTTGCGGCCGGCCGGCCGTCGCAGGCACTGGCGGAGGCCCTCTGTGCGCTGCTCGTCGACTGGGACTTGTTCAACGACGAAGATGAAAAACTTGCAATCAACAAAAGCACGCTGATGACGCTGCCGGTCAGCGTGCTGGCGTCGCTGTTGTCCGAAATTAGTCAAGACATCGCCACAAACCCTACGAGAGCCGGCAGCTCCGTCGCTGGCTCGAAACCGAAGGTAGCTACGGAGAACCACCGGACTGGTACCGGCTAATCCGGGCAGCAAAGTACTTGAACGTGCCGCCGTGGGAGCTGGCACGGCAAGCAAAATGGTGGACTGAGATAGCGCTGATAGCCGAGACGGCCGAGGCAAAAGCGGAGGAGCGAAAAACACAGCAATGGCGATCACGGTAGCGGATTTGCTTGTGCGCTTTCGTGCAGACACGAAAGACGCAGAGCGAGGAATCGATAACGTCAACAGGCAGCTCGGTCTTTTCTCCGGCGCTGCACATGGTATCGGCCGGAGCGTAGCCGGGCTGGGCGTGGCCATGGCCAGCGCCGGCATCGCCGCCGGCGCTGCCGTCGGCGGGATGGCGGTAGCGGGCGTCAAGGCTTCGATGGACCTGGAGCAGTCCGTCGCCGATATTGCCGCCGTGATGGGAAAAACTGTAAACGAAGTTGCGCCGCTCAAGCAGCTCATCACGGACTTGGCCATCGATCCGAAATTGAAAGTTTCCGCCAGTGAAGCAGCGGCAGCAATCGAGATGCTAGCTCGCAACGGCATGAAGATGGACGACATCCTCGCCGGCGGCGCACGGGCTGTCGTGGCGCTTTCTAACGCCACGGGCGGCGACATGGCACGAGCTGCCGACTTGGCCACGGACGCACTAGCGCAGTTCGGGCTGAAAGCGTCGGACTTGACGACCGTGATCGACCGGGTGGCGGGCGTCACGGTCAGCAGCAAGTTAACAATGGAGGATTTTCAATTTGCGTTGGCGCAGGCCGGTGGCGTCGCTGGCTCTGCCGGCGTGTCGTTTGACGATTTTGCTACCGCCATCGCTGGCATCGCTCCGCTGTTTGCCTCCGGCTCCGACGCCGGCACGTCTTTTAAGACGTTTCTTCAGCGTTTAGGTGGTGCGTCGAAAGAAGCGACCAATGTCATGCGTGAGCTTGGAATCATTACCGCCGACGGCAGCAATCGCTTCTTCGATGCTGCCGGCAACATGCGCAGCATGAGCGAGATCGCCGGCGTGCTGCAGGAGGCGCTGGCGGGATTAAGCGACCAACAGCGCACGGCGGCCCTCACGACCATTTTCGGAGCGGACGCCATCCGCACTGCGACGGCGCTGGCAAACCTTGGCTCGGAGGGGTTTAACGATCTGGCCAAGTCGGTGCAGGGGATGTCTGCGTTCGAGGCGGCGGCGACACGTGTCAGCACCACCTCCGGAGCGCTGGAGATTCTCAGTGGCGTCATTGAATCGTTACAGCTTTCTTTTCAGCCGCTGCTCCCGCTCGTCCGGGACGTGGCACTGGCGTTGGCCGACTGGGCGGCGCAGCTACAAGGTCCGCTGACTGGCCTTGTCGCTTCGTTTGTGGAGAAAATTCGAGAGAGCGCAAAGGCGGCAGGGAATTTTTTTCAAGCGGCGACGCAGATGGGCACAAAAATTGCAGAGCTTGTAAGACCAGTCACGGAAGCCGTGACAAGTTTCGTTTCGTTTAAGGACATTTTGATTGCGCTTGCCATCGCCGTTGCTCCGCTGGTCGTTGGCGCGCTGGTCAGCATCGTCACGGCTGCTTCTCCGCTCCTGCTGACTTTCGCCGCCCTGACGGGTGGTGTTGCGTTGTTGCGCAACGCGTGGGAAAACAACTGGGGCGGCATTCAGGAAAAAACACAGCAAGTCATTGCTGTGTTGACAGAACGCTTCGTGGCGATAAGCGCAGCCCTCTCTCAAATGACCACGTCGCTAAGCGGCGGGGGGAACATCGTCACGGTTTTCTCGAATTCCTTGAGCCGTCTTGGAAACGCCGTTTTAGGAGCGGGGGAGCAGCTTGTCTTGTTGGCGCCTTCGGCGCAGAGTGTTATCGATGCTTTTGGCGACCTCGCTGACGCCGTGGCTCCGCTGATCGCCCTGCTCGGCGTGACGTTGGGCGCCGCTGCGCTGCTTGGCGTCAATTTACTCACGTCAGTCTTTGAAAACCTCCCCGCTCTACTTATTCCGATTGTCGACCAGGTCGCTGCCACGATCCGCACGATTGCTGATGTCGTGAGGGAGGTAACTGCGCTGGTCTCTGCGGTCATCAGAGGAGATTGGGCGGCGGCGTGGCAGAGTGCGTCGAACATTGTGCAGACTTTTGCGATTTTTGTCAGCGGCACTTTTGAAAGAGTGAAGAGTTTTTTAGCTGCAGTCTTCAGCACGATCAAACAAACGATTGTAACTACGCTGAACGACTTGAACGTTGATGCGGGGGCGTATCTTGCTGCGTTTCTTGCGCTTTTTGAAGAAACGTTTGCTAGCGCGCAAGCATCGGTAAACAACGCTATCTCTGCGATGATGTCGACGCTGCGGAGTCTTGTTACGTATTTGACGACAACGCTACAGGACGCTTTCAATAGACTGAAAGACTTCCTCGCCTCACTCTCATTGCCAAATCCGTTCACTGCGCTGAGCAGAGCTGTCTCGTCGATTCAGTCTGCGATCGACGGACTTAAGTCAAAAATCGACGAACTTGCGCAGTGGTTGTCTACAATCAAAATTCCAAATCCGTTCAGCGGATTCAGCCTGCCGTCGCTGCCGGGCTTTGCATCGGGCACCGTTCACGCGCGGGGCGGGCTGGCGCTCGTCGGCGAGCAAGGTCCAGAGCTGGTAGTTTTGCCACGGGGGGCGCAGGTGCTTCCGGCGCAGCGGACGGCTGAGGCGCTACGCGGCAGCACAACGGTCAACGTGTATGCGACGTTAAATAGCGAGATTGACGTCGAACGTCTTGCGCTGCGCATCGCACGCATCATCGATGCGCAAGGAGCTTTTGCATGAATCTGCGGCTGGTCAGCGGCTCAACAACAATTGTGCTTTCCGACTCATCGACCGTCGTGACGGACTACATACCCGCCTCTTCAGACGACGAGAACGTGGTTGAGTCGTTTAAGCTGTTTATCTCTCGTTCGTCCGTTGCGCTGTTGCGCAGCTTTATACATGACATCGAGTTGCTGTTTTGGAAAGCACGAGAGAATCAAACACGTCTAACAGACGTGCGTGTTTATATTGAAATCAACTTCGAAAATGCTGCGGACTGGTGGCGCAGCGAGGTCGTGGACGGGCAGGTTAGTATTCCGACCGTTGAGCTTTGGCCGCAGGCCCGGCAACGCATTGATTTAATCGTGAAGCGGCGCAATTTTTGGGAAGGGAGCGAAGTGGAACTCCCATTACGCCGTGTCAGCGACGGCGCGGCGGCGACCGGTGGCCGAAACTGGATTGGCTTCAACGAGGGGAATGCACTGCAGATTCCGGCCACAGCCGTAACAGGCAGCATGCCCGCACCGTTTCGGCTGACGCTGCGCAACAACAACGGTGCAAACATCAATACAAGACAGTTCTTCTTGTCTCACAACGTGTTTATTTCCCCGACTGACACGCTCGCCTCAGGCAGTTCCAATCCGCTTGTGCTCGAAGGTGAGGCAGCGCTGTCTGGCGGCACGAACTACACGCTTGCAGGAAATCGAGGCAATCAATACCGGAGCGTATCATTCACTGGTTCGTCCTTCACGTTTTTTTGGTCCGTTCCGGCAGCAACGCTTGCGCTGACGCGCGGGCGTTGGGTGTTCGGCGTGCTGCGAGGGAACTTCCCGGGCACAAGGCCAGCGCTCGTGCGGATGCGTGTGGGCTTTCCGTCCACGATGGTGTTGTCCACTCTCTACGCCAGCGGCTGGCGCAACATTGGCGGCACAAACATGAACGCCGTTGGCGCTGTTCCGCTTCCACCCGGCGACGAGACAGCGAATCACACGGCCGTCTCGCTGGCGGTCGACTTTCTTTATGCGACAAGCGGTAACTACACAGTCGAAGTCGATGCGCTTTATCTGCTGCCGATGGACGGGTTGCTCGACTTCGAGCAGCTCGGCTATCAGCTTGAAATTGACGAAGAAGTCGTCGTCGACGGTACGCTGCGGCGTGTGTTTGCGCAGTCGGCGTCGGGCACAATCAACATGTACACAGTGAGAAGCGATTTTCCGCTGCTGGCGCCGAATCGAACGCAGAATCTCGTGCTGCTGATGGCGGAAACGAATCTCATGACGCTTTCTCGCACGTTTTTCGTAAGAGCATTTTATCGTCCGCGACGCAAGAGCTTCTGATGAACGTGCAACTGTACGCTAGAACCACGTTTTCCATAATGCGCACGCCGGCGACGACCTTCGAGCCGCTGCGCTGGAGTTGGCGACTGCCGGGCGGATGTCATTCCGCCACCGTGCTGGCAAAAGGAGGAGAGGCGCTGGCGGCGCTGGGATGGCTCGGCTGCGGCATTGACATTTACACTGATGAACACACGGTCTGGCACGGCTATATCGAAAGCGTGAAGATTCAAGAGTACGGCGTATCAGCTTCTTTAGAGGAGCTCGCCAACCGAGTCGCAGTCATATACAGCTACGTTGAACCCGGCAGCAATGATGTTGGCGAACGCAGGATGACGGCGTGGCTGGAGGATACGTTGAGCGTTCAAGAGTGGGGGCGCTTCGAGCTGCTTGCTTCCGTGGACGGCGCAAGTGACGTCGCCGCTGAGGGTCTTCGTCAGCAGCTTCTTGACACGTACGCCCGGCCGGAGCTGGACTTTTCTGACTATACGCCGTCGGCAGCGACGACCGTCACGGCGGAGTTGCAGTGTCGGGGCTGGTGGAGCGCACTAGATCGCTATTACTACGCACAGACGACGCCCGGCAGCGTGGACGTTGCACAGAAAATTGCCACGATTGCGAGCGCTGCGGATTGGCTCGCAGGCACAATTATTGAGACGGGCGCCGGCGTCAGCGTGTCTGGTACGGCCGACGGGGAAACAACGGCACTGGATCAAATCGAACATCTGTTGCAGATGCGTGGAAACACAAAAATCAACGCTGAAATTGCACACGGACGCATCTTGCGCATTTACGCAGAGCCGGGATTTTCGATGGACAATGCGCTGTCTATACGCCCGGACGGCATCTACACTGCACTCGGCCAAAAACTGACCGGACAACAGGCGACGGGGTGGGCAGAAATTCAGCAGCCCTTCCCGCTGCAGCTCTCCACCGGCAGCGTACGCTGGCGGCGAGAAGTCTGGATAGAAGAAGCGTCGTATGATGCACGAAGAAGCGAGTACAGCTGGCGCCCGCGTGGGCGCCAGTCGCCCTGGGCGCTTTTGCGGCTTCAGGAGGGATAAAAGGTTATGCACGTGACGGAAGTGTGGCAAAAAATCAAGCCGTTCGTGCTCGGAGCAATCGACCGTGTCTTGAGTGCCGGCGGCCGCAACCTCGGCACACCATCGACTCCCTTTGGCACGATTTACACAAATGCGATCCAGGCTGACGAGGTTCTCGGTACGATGGCGGGCCAGAGTTGGGAGTACGGCGGCGACATGCAGATTGCGCCGAGCTTGCCGAACGCCGAGACGACGCTCTACATTTTAAACCAAGAAGCGGGCGGCGTCGCGCATTTGAACGTCGAAGGAAACATCATCGTCGGTGGCACGGTGGACGGCGTAGATTTGTCTGCGCATGCGGCAGATGCGAGCGCTCATCATGCTGCGTTTGTTGCGCTGCGGGACGGCGGAAACAATCTTGCCGTACCCGATGCGCAGGGCCGAGTGCGTGTGCTGGGCGGCAGCGGCGTTGTCGTGTCGGCAGGTGGGAATGATTTGAGCGTGAGCGTGGACAGCACGGTCGTGCGCACCACGCGCCAAGTTGTTGCCGGGAATGGGCTGACCGGCGGCGGTGCATTGTCGGCTGACCTGACGCTGAATGTGGGCGCAGGCACGCTGATTAGCGTGGGTGCGGACACGGTGGGCATTGCAGCGGGTGCAGCGTACCAGTTTATCGGCACGGGAAGCGACACGACGCCGGAGTGGCGCAATGTGTCGGAGCTTGCCGGGAACGGGTTGACGGCGACGAACGGCGTGCTGGCCGTTGGCGTTTCGGGGCTGGGGCTGAGCGTCAGCGCCGACGCGGTAACGCTGACAAGCTCCAGCAATCCGGGCGCGGCGGCGAGTGTGCTGGCGAGTGATGCGAGCGGCTATCTGACACTGGTGCGCCTGTCAACCACGGACAGGGTGCGCTCCCCCATCTTCGATACGGCAAGCGGCAACATGACCGTGCAGCCTGCGCAGGAACTATTGCTTGCGCCGGGGGCGGGCCGAACAAAACTCGCAGCGGGCGGCGTGCTGCAAAGCAGCAATTACGCCAGTCAGACGACCGGCATGCGCATCACTGACGCCGGCGAGGGCGATTTTCGCTATCTGTTTGCTGACGAACTGCACGCAAAAAGCTTCATCGCCGACCTAGAACAAGCGCTGGCCGGCGGGCAAATCATCGCAAAAAGCGTTGCGGTCGTGGCAGAGAACTTTACACTGCCGTCGGCAGGCAATTCAGCGACGCTTCGAGTCAGAGACTTGCCCTCGGCGCCCAACATGGCAATCTTTCAGAACGGCGACTTTGTCGGGCTGAGACAATTCTCGAGGGCGGGCGGGTCGCTCTCGATAGCGTGGGCGTGGGGTGTGGTCAGCAATTACGTCGATGGCGCCGGTGCGCAAGAGGGCACGCAAACGTGGACGTTCACGAGACACGCG